GAAATGTTAGACGAATATAATTTAGATTTTGAACCACATACTATGACAAATCCTGAAACAGGTGAAACACGCCAGGTAACAACATATCAGGAACATTTAACACTACAGGATCAAGGTTGGATTCATACTTAATTAAGGACTTAAAATGACACTCAAAGAATTGGCAGAACAGGTAAAAATTATTAAAGATAATCATCTAAGACATCTTAAAGAAGATGTTGATAGAATTGAGACTCGCATTGAAAAAATGGATGCCAGACTTTGGTGGGTATTAGGATTGTTAGTAGTGGCAATCATAGTACCAAAAATACTAGGATAAACTTATATGCCAGTTCGCAAAGTCAAAGGTGGATATCGTTGGGGAACTAGCGGACGAGTATATAAGACGAAAAAGAAAGCACAAGAACAGGCACGAGCAATATACGCATCAGGATATAAAAAGAAAAAATGATAAAATATCGTGGACAACAGTTTAAAGGCTATAATAAACCTAAAAGAACACCAGGACACAAGACTAAAAGTCATGCTGTTCTAGCCAAAGTGGGTAGCAAAGTTAAACTAATACGCTTTGGACAACAGGGTGTAAAAGGTGCTGGCAGTAGACCTAAGACAGAAGCACAAAAGGCAAGACGAGCAAGTTTCAAAGCAAGACATGCTAAAAATATTGCCAAAGGTCCAATGTCAGCGGCATATTGGAGCAATAAAGTTAAATGGTAACCAGGGAGTTAGACAATGGCAATGTATAAAAAGAAGAAGAAAAGTAAAAAAGGCAGTAAGAAGAAATATTAATAAATAATGTATTAAAACACTCCAAAGGAGGCACGCGACATGAGCGAACAAGAAATCATGGTAAATGAAACACAAGAAACAGCAACTGATGCTGAAGTAACAACTGAAAATCAGGCTACATCAAACGCTAAAACCTATACACAAGAAGAGTTTGACAACCATATGGCAGGGCTAAAAAATAGCATTACCAAAAAGTTTGAAAAACAATTTAGTGAGTTAGGCGATATTGAAGAACTTAAAAAACTTAAACAAGACGCTGAAAAGAAACGCCAAGAAGAGCAGTTAAAGCGTGGTGAGTTTGAGAAAACACTTCAGGAATTGGCGGCCAAAAAGGATCAGGAAATCCTAAAAAGAGATAGCGTTATTAAGGAATATAAGATCAATACACCACTGTTAAATTCAGCGGCTAAGTTGAGATCAGTAAATCCTGAACAGGTTAAAAGTTTATTGGTCTCAAGCGTGAGACTGAATGATGACGGAGAGGTTGAAGTAGTTGATACCACAGGAGCAGTTCGTTATAATGACGATGGCAAACCTGTAACAGTTGAGCAGTTAGTTGATGATTTCTTAAAAGAAAATCCACACTTTGTGCAACCAACACCTACTACAACAAATACAAAAACTTCCGTTAATGGTAACGCAACAAATAAAGTTGACATCTCTAAATTGGATATGACTAATCCTGAACATAGGAAAATATACGCTGAGGCCAAAGCCAAAGGTCGTATATAATTTTTAAATTTAATTAAGGAGTTATTTGAAAAATGGCATATCCATCAAACTCAAATACCAACCAAAACAGTGAATTATATTCTGCGTTGGTTGCGGCGGCACAGTATGCGGCTTATGAATCATCAGTTGCTCGCCAATTAGTAACAACATTTGACATGCCTGCTAATTCAGGTAAAACAGTACAAGTTCCTGTGTGGAGTTCTATCTCAGCAGAAAACATTACTGATGAAGCGGCGGCAACAGCAAAAGAAACAGGTACAACAAGTGCTACAATTACAATGACTGAGCATGTTGTTTACCATCAAGTTACTGACATGTTAAAAGAATCAGCATACAGTAATGTTCTTACACAATTAGGTGACCAATCAGGTCGTGCTATTGCTGAGTCCATGGACACAGAAGCATTTGCACAGTTTACTAACCTGTCAGGTTCATCAACAGCAATCGCTGTGGCATCATTTGGTAAAGACGACATTATGGATCGTGTTGCTACATTAAGAGCAAACAAGATTACAGGTCCTTTCTACTGTGTGTTGCACCCAACAGCGGCCAACGCAATTAAGAAAGCATTAACAGCCACTGACGCTTACACAGCATCAGGTGCAGTTGCAGACAGCATCTTAACAAACTACTTTGTAGGACAACTAGCAGGTTGCCGTATTATTGAATCTGCATTAGTTCCTTATAATAGTGGTACAGGCGTTGCTACATGTGCTGTGTTCTCACCAAGTGCTTTAGGTCATGCTATGCGTGGCGGTATCAATGTTGAAGAACAAAGACAAGCGGCGGCTCGTGCTACGGACCTCGTGTTAACAGGTGTTGCAGGCGCTACAACATTACAAGCATCACACGGTGTGCTTATGAATGTTGATTTAGTAGCATAATTAGGGGATTAGGAAAATGGCTTTCATAACATCAGGAACAACGGTACTATCATTCGCAGAATATCAAGATGTGGAGGATAGAGATCAGCGTTTGTTTGAGGCGAATGAAGGCTTGACTATGGATGTAGTGGAGGATCTATTATTTAGATCCACTGAACGCATACTTGCCCAGTTACGCTCAACCAATTGGTGGAGAGGATACTATCTGACACAATCAGGTAGTAGAATCAACACCGTAGCAGACATTCCAGAATTGAATGCGGCTAAAATTTTAAGCAGAAAGAATGATTTCACAGACTTATGTGTATTTCATTCATTGTATTATTACATTATGCCTAAGATTGCTGATTTCAGTGATGAGAACAATGCTGAGCGTCAAAAGATAGGACACTACCAGCAGAAATATAATTCATTGTTTGACGAACTTATTTCTGCAGGTGACTGGTATGACTTTGATGGTGATGATACCATAGAATCTACAGAGAAACAACCAGGTTATGTCAATCTTAGGAGAGTGCGATGAGGACCACAGTTTTAGATTATTTGAATTCACAATCATTCACTAATTTTAGTGCATCAAGTGAATTACCATGGACATCAAGTGGGCAACCCTTGTATCTAAAAAATCTAAAAAAATTATATGTGGATCGCCCACAAACAGTCCAAGAACCCTTAATTGAAACATTTGACGATCAGGGGATAGTTAATGAAACTACCACTGTGGCAGTCTATGTTTCTACAGACGCAAAATCAATACCAACAGACTATGATACCATGGTGTCAACTGTAAAAGATGCTAGACTTGAAGACGCTACCTCAGGGTGGCGTCAGAGAGCAACAACAGTAGCAACATCTTTTGAAGGTGATGTTTTGGTAACAGAGTTTAATTTCAACTTTACTAAGTTGATTATTAATTAACACAAGGAGTAAACCATGGCGTATATAAACCCAGGACCAGGAACAGCAAATGAGGTTACTCTGATTGTAGCAACATCAGTTAGTGGTAATTTAACTGTCCCAGCATTACAGGACATGACAATTAACAATGCTAACGATGTTTTTACTTGGAGCCAATTAGATGAAACAGCAAAATTACAAGTTGCTACAACATCTACAAACTCTATCAGTACTAACTTAGTTCTTGATGAAACTACATTCTTTGGTGATGGCACTGCTACAACTGACAGTGCCGCTGAATTAGGCCTATTAGGTCTAAGTACAGAAAAATCGTCAGTAACTTTTTGGATCAATGTTGGAACAAAAACCATTAGTGGTACAGGTTATGTTACAGGATTGGCACCAACAGTTAGTGCGGATGCACCAGTTTGGGTTTCACCAGCAACACTTACCGTTTCAGGTGAATACACAGTATCATAATTGATACAAAATAAACAGGGCTGTAATGGCCCTGTTTTTTATTATAAATACGATTAGGAGAGATTTATGGATGTCTTAGAAAATAAGGACAATAAAGAATTATTACAAAGTGTATTGGCAGAAATTGCCAAAGCAACCAACGAAATAAATTGTGCCTCAAAAGACTTGTCCAAGGCGAGAAGTAGACTGTCATTTTTAATAGCAGTCGTAAATGAATTGTTAAACAGAGAGGAAGATTAAATGAAACTTACAGAATTAGCCGCAAAACCCAAACTAATAGAAATCAAAATTGATGATAAAGACACTGTTGCAAAATACGGTGAACCAGTATCCTTTTGGATATACGATCGTCAGAATATTGAAACATTTATTAAAATGACAACCATTACTAGTGATGATTTTGCCACAGCCGCAACCATTGTTAAAGAACTTATCTTAGATGAAAATGGCAAACACATTGTTCAGGATAACACAACACTACCAACAGATTTAATGATGAAAGCGGTAGTTAAGGTTATTGAAGAATTGGGAAAGTCAATGGACAAATCCCCATCCGCCCAGGCGAATTAGGATTTGAAATGATTGCTACTGTAGAATGGGTAGCCAAAAGATATGGAGTGTTACCAAGTTACCTACTAAGAGAAGGTGATAGTATAGATATGTTAATTGCTGATTTAGGTGCTAGATATGAAACATTTATGCACAAGAAAGCAGAAGCAAAACAAAAAGGATTACCTCCACCAACTCCAGACTATAGTCAGGATGAACTGAAAAAAATGGTTGATGATGTTAAGGCAACAGGCAAACAATGAAATTAAAATTAGTATCTGACAGAATGACTCCAGACATAAAGAAAAGAGCCAAACGGTTAGAAAAATTACCTAAGGATGCTTATGGGGTGTTTAAAGACGCAACCCCTAAGCGTTCAGGCAATGCCAAAAGCAAAACAGTATTAAAAGGCAATAAGATTGATGCAAATTATTCTTATGCACAACCATTAGATAAAGGTAGAAGTAAACAGGCTCCTGAAGGTATGACAAAACCTACAGTTGACTACATAAAGAGACAATTAGACAGTATTTTAAGGAACTAAGACAATGGCTGATATGAAATATACGGTAACCGTAGATACCACCAAAGCAGTAAGTAATATTAACTTACTGTCAGCAGGTATCAAAACAGCCGTTGCGGCATTTGGTACTAAACAAATTGCTGATTTTGGTAAGCAAATTATCAATGCTACCAGCGAACTTCAGACCTATAGTAACAGATTACGATTAGTTACCAAAGATACAGCAGATTTAGAAAGACTTACTTCTGTTCTAAGACAAACAGCAGTTGATACCAGAACTAGTTTTGGTGATACTGTTGATTTATTTTCAAAATTAAGAGTTTCAACAGAACAATTAGGGGTAGCAGAAGAAAGAGTTATTGAAGTAACTTCAAAACTTTCAAAAGCACTTCAGGTTGCTGGTGCTGATGGCAACACAGCCAGTTCAGTTATTAGACAGTTTGGACAAGCCATGGCTTCAGGAGAAGTTCGTGGTGATGAATTCCGTAGTATTGTAGAAGGT